TGCTGATTTGCCCTAAAGTCGTTCTTGCCGTGGCTCTGGGCCAAACGTAGGAACGCAGGAGAGAGTCTCTGGTCTGGCTGTAATTCCGCGCACAGGCTAAACCTTCAACCGTTGTGGTTTCGGTGGCAAGAGTAAAGACTTTTGCGCCGATACGGTCAAGGGCTTGATTGCATATCAACAATTCTGCGGCAGTAAAAGCCATAGCTTTATCTCCAATATAGCCGAGGCCCGCTCGGAAGGCCCCGGCCAAATCAAACAGAAAGACTGTTTATTGTTATGTTGCGCAGGTCTTGCCTTCGACGTAAATCATAATCGGGGTAGCGTCGGTCGTAATTACAACCAGAGCGAGTCCAGAATCACACTTCATTCCTTTTTCACCAAAGGAAATCATAAATACCCCACTTGCCGCTTCAACCGGTATAGGTCCAAGATGGAGCGTCGTCATGGTTCCATCAGAGCCGGAACCTATAGAAATGGTAGTCTTTGTATAGGTTCTTATCATTAGTCTTTTAATATAATGATATTTCCCCGTTTCACCGGCAATCAATTCTTCTTCATCGGCTGCGCTGGCGGTGTACATCGACTTCGCCCATTCATTGCCCTCTGTCGGAACAGAGGTGACTGTAATCGTATTTGGTGTAATCGCCATTGGTTAACTCCCTAAACTTTGTCCAGGATAAAGTGACTGTGAACATATTGCCTTGTTTCCTGCCAGAGTTGTTGTTGGAGCAACTCCATTTCCATCGGTTGCCCACCGCGCGGGCGACGTTCCTTTTTTTGGAAAGTCAATGTCAGTCGAGAAATCAACAATGCCAAAGCCCTCGTTTGCGCCGTTAAGTTCTCCGGCAGCAGTCAGGGTTTGGGCGGTTGCGTTGACGGCGGCAAACTGTCTTGCCAATTCATGCAAATCGGGCCACGTCATGGCTTCGATTGATTTGTACGGATTATGCTTAATCCAAAACAAGAAACCCCAAAAAGTTTTATCTGATGAAGCTGCCATAATACTACTCCTATCTTGACCAGTTTATCCGGTCATAATTTTTTCGATACTGTTCATTTGGCGGTTGAGCCATTATTTTAGTTCTGTACGGCGGTTCGCCAAGACGGGTTGTATAGCCTGCTTTGGCAGTTCGCCTATTGACCTCATCTTTCAGGTCTTTTTCGCTGACATTTGCTGGAACAATTTCAAAGCTCATTTTACACCAAAAGATTGTGTGGCCTTACTTCAAGTGCAAGGGCTATATTCCATAGTAAATTAAACTTTATTCTCATCGAACCGTCTTCTATTCCAGTCCATACACTTTCCGAAATACCACTTTTTTTTGATGCTTCTGCGACAGAAATTCCGAGTTCTTCACGAACTTCTTTAACTCTTGCTCCAAATGTCTCTGCTTTTGATTCGTCCGACATAAATCACCTTTAGAAAAATAAGGGCGGAAGTTTCCCTCCGCCCATCTCTTTATATCGAAAGTTGAAGCATGACCATCGGCATTGCGCCGGTTGAACTGACTGACGGTTCGATGATATAACCCGCCAATTGGTTTCCAGCCTCAATCGTCGCCGTTACCGCTCCATTGACTGAACCGTCACCGACAAAGACGACGTTTCGTTCAAGGGCTGTATCGCCCGGAGCGTCACCGCCACCCGGAACACACCAGCACGGACCCCACGTTTGGCCCCAGAAGTTATATCCGGTAGTTACCGCGATATTAGGAACACACATGAAGGCGTTGAACTGTAAATTCCCCTTGCTCAAATAAGCATAAGGATTCAGGGGAATTTCACAGGCAACACCTGCGGCATGAGTAACTGCAAACGGATATTCAACCCATACAGTGATTGTTCCGCCGCCATCTTCTGACGTGTTTCCGACGATAGTTCTGCTTTCGGTTCCGCCAGCAGTTCCATGTCCCAATACCATTGTTGCTCCGGCCAATTCGTCCTCGGCCAGGTCGCCATCGCCAGCATAACATTCAGTGGCTACGATAGTAACGGTTATTTTTCTGTCGCCGATAGCTATTGCGGCGGGGGTTACGGAGTTAATTAACCGCGCAACCGTATTGTCGTCGCCATTCGACGTGTTTGCCGCACCATAGCCAGCATACAGCGTTCCTTTGGACCGGCAATACTTGAATACCTTACCATCCCATGTCAAACCGCGCGTTCCATAAACATAACGCTGTGTCGTTTCGACGGTGTAATAACCGAGCATGCTAATCCCGGTCAAATCCTGCGGAGAACCTTGAAAGGTAATCGGCGTATTTGGATATTTGTACGAATCACTCATTTTGTTATCTCCTGAAAAGAGTTTTTGTTATTGTTTAGGATGCCAGCAGATTGATTTCCGTGACAGCCGCACCTTCGTTTCGGGTTGCGCCGCAAGTCTGCGTGCAATACACCTGAACCGAATCGCTCAAATCGTGGCGAATACTCACGCTGACCTTCGGGTCTTGCGGGGCAGAGAATGTAACCGAATCTGCTGCAAAAGCGTAACACTTCTTGCAATCCGTTTCCGTGGTGTCGGTCAAAAGCCGGGTGGACATCAGGAATCTGAATCCCATAAAGGTATCAATCTGTCCCTGAGCCAGAGCGCGAACCGTGTTATAGTCTGCGCTCTTGACTTCGGTTGTGTTGAGCAACTGATTGATATTGTACGGATTGGTCAGGAAATAACGCTGACGGGACGGGTCGATATTGGCATCGTCAAACAACTGCTTACAGAGAAGCAATTTGTCGATGTTCAACCCCGTTGCCGCGGTGTCGCTGTGAGCCGAACCAGCCGCAACCAATGCGCCGCTTCCGCTAACCAGCCGAGATTCACCGACTGCTGAGTACGCAACTGACGTTGCGCCATCTTCGCCTGTTAGAACGGCACGGCCGAGAGCTTCGATGATTTCATCGTCTTGTGCCCGCTGAAGACCGGCAAGCTGATTTTGAGTATAGGAACTCTGGGGGTCAATCAGCATCCGGAGTTTGTCCTGGTCATCAATCAGGTCGGCAGGTACTTCCCAGTCCACGATTGTCAGGACGCGCCTGTCGTGGATAGCGTCAGAAATCGGGGTGGGAGCATGGCGAGTTGTGCGTTTTTGAGGATTTTTCGGCCCCATACGCTCAATCATCATGCGCTTACCTGTCATGGTTTCAAACTTGCACGTTGGGCGCAGAATCCCCATCTTTTGTTGAGACAGCATGAGGATATTGTTGGTATATTGTGTTACAAAAGCTACTGGAATTTGCATACTCATAAGAGTATCTCCTAAAAAGTTGTTAAACTACGGTTTAATAACGATTTTCGGTGATTTGCCCTTATGAGTCTTTTGAACTCATAGCCGGGTTCAACCTGCGTTTTACGTTTCGGTCAACGGCCTACTTTCAGGCTGCCAACATGGATTCGCATAGCGAGTTGTCCGTGATTATTCCAACATCTTACCACCGGTCTGTGTAGAAATCAAGCGATTTATTTCCATCACAAGCCAGTCATGTTCTTTGGGGTTCAAATTAGCATTTAAATAAGCCGGTTTCTGCATCATAGTATCAATCTGTTGCTGGATGCTCATGGTCTTTCCGAGAGAACTTCCCGCCGACGTATCCACGCCCATCCCGGACGTGAACGACTTATTCATAATGGTTGCGATAAAGTCAGCTACAGCAGGGTCATTTCCGACGCGGGCCAGCAGTAAGTCTCGTTCTTCGCCTTCTTTGGTGTTTTCCGTGATGGCTCTATTTGCCAGATGAAGACGGGATTCGTAAGCATCCCCCCACTTCTTTTTGAGGTCTTCTTCGCATTTTGCCTTGTAAATAGGCTCAACCAACGGCAAAAGTTCTTCAAAATAGGTCACAGGGTCGGCTTTAATGTCCGCTTCGGCTTTGGCTAAACGCTGAGCGTCAAAAGCGATAATAGACGCTGCCTGCTGTGGATTTAAGCCAAGTTTATGGGCAACGGTCTGATAATTTCCAATCATTTCGGGGTCATCATAATGTCCTTCCATACCCTGCGGGATGGCCTTTTTGATTGCTTC